TGAACAGCATACAACCGAATAACTTCAGTAGCGTCTGCTTTTTCATAAACACCTGGGAATTCAATATCAGGATATGCGAATTCATCTAACATGGTTGGGATAAAGGTTAATTCGAACATGTCGAATGTTTCACCTGAAGTCCAAAGTTTACCAGTAGTTTGTTCGATTTCCATGTATTGTTTAATACGTGGGTCGTCAATTAAACCGTTGATGAATTCCGCGGAGCAAACATAGTTATATTTACCACCGACAGGTTTAACCATCATGCGTTTCATACGAGCGACTAAGAAACGAAGATCATCTAAAGTAATTTCATCACCAAATGCTAAATCCTTAAAGCCACCTTTAAATGCAGCAAAGAATTCATTTGGGGTAGCTAACCAGGTTTTACGTGCGTAAAGTTCCTTGGTTTGGTTTGCAACTTCACCGTATTGAACGGAGCGTTCTGCAATAACTTCGTTAACGATGCTTAAATCAATCTTATCGGTATATTCAGACCAACGTCCAAACGAGAACACGTTACCAACTTCAATAGTTTCGTAAGCATGTTTGTCTGGGGCAGGTGGAATACCTTCCTTTAAGGGAGTTAAGCTTGGGGTTAACCCAGCCCAACGACGGAAACGAGCGACGTTGTCGCCTCTGCGAATCGTTAAAGATTCAGCAGCTTTCAAGTGTACATAGTTTTCCTCACCGTACTTGAGGGTGTCGATCAAGATCGTGTTGTAAAAAATGTTGGGATCAAACCCAGCACGATACACGCCTTGTTCATCGTACAGCATACCGATAACCGTATTCACGTTTTGTAAGTTGTGAAGCGGTAACAGAGCTGTTGCGCCTGACTTATTAATGGCCATAGGGGCCTCCTTTTCTTTGAGATTTCACGTGGCTACTTTAGAATTCAGATCTATACCTTTAATAAAAAACGCCAGAAGATAGCATTAAATAACATAACGGGAAACGTGTTATATTACTACTGACTAATCATTCTGGCGTAGGCATCCATGTATAAACTGCCGATTTTTACACACTTCGATCTGGACACTAAAGTAGTCCGCTACTATCTACACGAATAATATAACACGTAAATATATGTGTTGTTAAAGAAAACAACCGTTTCTTTACAATTCCCTCATAAAGAATTGCGTTAGAATCGGTTGTTTATGAACAGATAATTTTACAATTATCTACTTCATTTTTCTTAGTGTTTGCGCTAAACGTGCGCGTTGACCGAGCTTACCCGGTTTTTTAGCTGCGGCTTCAAGTTTACCAGCAGGAATTGGTTTACCTGCTTTAGCACCTAATTGCTTACGCAATGCGCCTGGTTTTTTAATTGCATCTTGAATCCATTTTTTCTTACTTGCCATTTGTTCTATACCTCCTCACTTTATTAATTATCGATCTAGGTTGAGAAACAAATTGCTTACCAGCTCGGTTACCTGCTGCTTTCGCACGGTTCGTTGCTGTTTTTTCTGCTGAGCTTAATGCTGCCCAGGCTCTATCAGGTAAGTATCGTAGTTTGCCTTCTGATGGTTTACCACTTGAGGTACGCCACTTTTGTTGTGTCCAACGATCTAATGAACGTTGACTAGCTTTTTTAGGCATACTAGTACATTCCTTTTTTCGACTTCATCATTTTGCCTTTACCCATTTTACTTGGGGTCCAGCTACCAGATAAGGCTGTTCCTTTAGATTTGAACATCTTACCTTTTCCTGATTTCATCATCATTATCTATATCCTCCTCCACGCTTTTTATATTCACGCGCTAATAGTTGCGCTTTGCGTGCTGACCATTCACCTGGATCTCCGCCTTTAGTACCACGTTTAATTTTTTCAAATAAACGTTTACGCATGGTTGGCTTGGTATAATTACCAGCTGAATTAACTTTTGATTTTACCATTTGACTTTGTCAGCCCAGTAAGCAGCTGACATTTTTCCTTTCGCAATATTTTTTGCGTGACGCGCTTTAAACGCTTCACGTCTTGCACGATAAGATGCAGACTCGCCTTCTTTCTTCGGTGATCCACTTACACCTTGTTGACCAAAGCGAATAGTTTTTACATCATCACCCGACTTCGCTACAACAACGTGCGACTTCGTAGGATGATTAGGCGTGCGCTTGGGTTGATTATAACCAGACACACCAATCTTTTTTAGAATTGCTTTTGACATATTATTCTCCTTTATTAACTATAACACGTTTTTTATTTAATAGTAAAGTTTTTATTGGCACTGCAATCGCTACGTTTACTGCCCAAGCAGGAGTTAGTGGCAACATTAAAAATGTCCATATTGATCCGGCAATAACATATCCATTGTTGTCTTTAAAAATAAATCCATAAATTAAAGGTATTGCCCACGGCAATGATGTAATGATGTTTGCAATGATCCAACCAATCCAACCTTGTGGAGTAAGAAACATTTCTTTAAGTTCTTTTTTCAAACGATCAAATAACTTACTCATTTTCTAACTCGTTAATTTCATCGCGCCAGGCTTGTCGTTGTAATTTTAATTCTTCGTAATTGTATGGCATAGGTTCGTTACTTAACTTTGCTTCAAAACATTTTATAACTTTATAGTCTGTATCTAATAATAGTTTTTTTAATTCAACTAAACGAAAAAATTTGTTTTCTTTTTCTAATTGTTCATTTAATAAAGATGCATTATAAACTAATTTACTGTTAATAACTTCGTAATAACTTATCTTACTTAAATCAATAAGACTTGGATCAATAAGTAAATCATTATCAAAATGTTGTGTTTCTGAATATCCTGTTATTTTCTTACCAGTATGCTGAATGTAAATCATTATCTTACACCATCCAATCTATAAGTAAAGTTAATACCAGCAGCAAATTGTAAACGTAAACCCGTACTGTTTTGTATAGTCAAGTCATCACCAAAGGTTGATGTATCGTTGTTCCACACGATACGTCTTGTTCTTGCTGTCGTTGAGTATTGGTTTGTGTCGTTAAGATCAACCCATGTTTGAAATACTACTTCTGTTAAGGCGGAGTGTTTGAATCCTGTAATGATTACCCAACGATAACCTGTAACAGAGAACGATGACGAATTCGTATTTGGTGCTAGGTTAGATATTGTAGTAATGTTAGTAGTCAAGTTAGCCCAAACGGGTGTGCTTGTTCCTGCTGATTGCAAAAATTGACCAGAAGTACCTAATGCTGTTGAAGCATAAGCGGAGGTAGATGTAGCCCAAATGATGCCACCTGCTGTCGGAGCAGTTGCAGTACCAGTACCACCTCTTCCAACGACTAACGTACCACTTGTCACGTCAGCAGCACTATGTGTGTGCGAGGCCGCCGCAGTACCAGTAGAAGTTCTAAACGTAGCGGCATCTTCTAGTGTGATCGTATGATCAGGGTTCTTTTTAAAGAATAAAGTAGATGCAGTTGCTGAAGATGTTGTTAATAAGTTACGACCTACGTTACCACTATCACTTATTTCTGATGCTGTATGTGTATGAACTGTAGAAGCTTTACCTGCTAACGCATTTGTAACAGTACTAGCAAAGTTAGCATCATCGCCTAATGCAGCCGCAAGTTCATCTAATGTATCTAATGCTCCAGGCGCTGAGTTGATCAAGTTAGCAACAGCAGTAGATACAAATGCTGTTGTTGCGATTTGAGTTGTATTAGTACCAGCTGTAGCAGTGGGTGCGGTTGGAGTGCCAGTTAGTGCTGGGCTTGCTAAAGAGGCATAATACGATCCATGTTGACCGTCAAGCAAATCTGCGTCTAGCCCTGATGAAGCACCGTGGTTTGCATTGCTCCAGAAATTATATGTTGTACCGGAGTTATTAATCCATTTAATAGCCCCACCATAAGTCATTTTATAAAATTGAGTAGGATTAGAGTCATTTCCACCTAAACCAACATAGAAACCAGTTTCCCCATCACCCCAACCGTTGGCTTGTTTAAACAAACCTAAATTCATATGGGTTCTATAACCAGCACTATATAATGATGTTTGATGTAAGAAAGGAAG